AAGTAGTGACTTAAGCAATTTATCAATAACTATACCTTTACTGATATAGTTTTGATTTGTTAGGATATCCTCTTCCTTAGCAGTCATATACTTCATTTCAACAGTACCGCTACTTAGGGGATGTCCTTCAGGATAAAATTTACCCTTCGAAGGTAAGTCTACCGATTCGGTAGGAATTTTAAATTTTGGTTCCATAAATTATTTTTAATGTAAACTAGTTTATATATAAATATACGAACTTTAATTTTTTTAGGCAACTATAATTCATAAAAAAAGCCCGATAATTCGGGCTTCTTTATATAAAATGTATTGTATCCTAGTAGTTAAGTACGCAGTAATCCATGTTGATTGTGATCCCTAAATCAACAACTGCATCTGAAGACCAGTCAAACTGTCCGAAATCTCCATTTGTAACAAATGCTCCTTTGATTATCCACTCTCCGATAACGTCTCCAACAGGCCCTAGTACGTTAAGTGTAAGGTCTTTCTTGTAGAAGTCTGAATATCCAGCTCTACCTGTTACAGATTCGTATCCTAGTCTTGCCCATTCCATTACGGCTTGTGCTCCACTTGGAGTAATCGGATCGTAAAGAGTCATTGTCATCTCTGCCCACTCTCTCTTTCCACGGATTTTTCTATAGGTGTTAATGTGGTCAAGCTTTACTACGTTATCCGTAAAAGTAGGCGCTTTGACGTTTTTTATCATGAATGATGGAATCGCATCAATATACATGATAAATCTGTTTTGCACTTTCGGTTCGAAAGCTCTGAACATTATTTCGTTAGGATCTAATACTGCCATTTTATTTGTCGTTTATTATAAATATTCTACTTTTAAATTATTCTCCCAATGTAGCTCCTGTTGGCTGGATAACAAAGTCTAATGTAATGAATTCGGCTGTTTTAGCTGGCTGGATAAAGATCTGACCTACTAATTGGTTTCTGTCGATTACATCTGCTGTGTTGTTTGTATCATCCATTACTACTCTGTAAGCATAAAGACCTTGTCTTTGTACTACTGACTCCAAGTAAGGGTTAACATTAGCTAAGAATGTGTTTCTAGTTGCGATAGTATTTTGTTCGAATACTAACGTCTTAGCTTGATCTCCTAAGAACTTCTTAAGATCAATTAACAATCTTCTAACATTTACTCTATCAAGAGCTGATTTCTTTTTCTGTAGTGTCTTCTGACCGAATACTGAAATACCAGATCCTGGGAATGTAGCGATTGGGTTAACATTAGCTGCATAAAGAGTGTCTCTTTGTGCTCTAGTTAATTTTCTTTCTGCTTGGATAACGTTAGGAATACCTCCTCTAGTTAAACCTGCAGGTGCGAACCATGGTGCAGCAGCTGCATCTGTGAATGCATATACACCTGGTATTACAACTGATGCAGGAGCAAACTCTAGCTTACCTGTAGAAGAACCAACTTGTACCCATGGCCAGTAAGAAGCTGCATATGAGCTATTCAATACTGCAGCATGTCCAGCAGCAGCTGATACTGTACTACCATAAGGTGAAAGGTCTACTACTGCGATACAATCTCCTCTATTAGATGCTAGAGAAATCATTGAATCTAGTTGAGTTTTATGATCTCCATAGTTGTAAATAAGACCTGGAGCAGAAATAATGTTGAATACGTACTCGTCTTGGTTAGTTAGCAATCCAAAAGCATTTTCATAATTCGATGCTACTAAACCTTGAGTGTTTCCATTTGTGATATCAGCAAAATGCATGTTTGGTTCATCACCTTGGAAATTTTGACCACTTGCTCCGAAGAACGAACCAGATTGAGCAGTCGGTAGTGAACCTGTATAGGCAGCTTCTCTTACATTTATTCCGTCATTTGCCAAATAATTTAGAGTTAATCTGTCTACAGAAGCAACTCTCACATATTTAGATCTGTTTACATAAGTACCAACAGTGCTTAAGTAAGTACCATCTGCACCAGTATTAAGACTCTTATATTGGTCTCCAATTACTCTTGCGATGTACCCTTCACTGTTAGGATCTAAACTTAAATCGTTAAATGATTCTAGGACTGTTTTTGATTTGTTGTTATCATCACCTCTTCTAATAGAAAGTGAGAATGTACCGTTTCCTGAATCGATGTTTGAAATTTCCCATCTAATGTTGTCACTAGAACCAGATACTAATGATCCGTCGCTATTCAAACCTCCAGTATCGCCTGAACCAGTTGCGTTATTAAGGAGCGATCCTTTTCCTAAAGTCTGTAGTGTAAAAGGTGCTGCTCCAGCATCTGCTGCTGCGATAGTTGTGTTTGAAGCTCCTGTAAATGATCCAGAAACTACTCTAGTAATTAAAGCAGAAGAACCTCCTTGCTCAAAGTAGGATTTTACTGCTATAGATGTTAAAAATTCATACTTGCTTGAACCTGATTCGAATGTTGTACCAAAAAGTCTTTGATAATCGCCGTATGACGTAACAACTGTAGGTTCAAATGTTGGTCCTTTTACCGCGGGACCGACAAATGAAGCTCCTGCTTCTAATGCTGCAGGCGCTATAAAAGATCTATCTTGCTCGCGTGATAGTACCCCTGGTGAGATTAATGATTCTGCCATTGTATCTTAAATTAGATTATTCGTTCTATAATAAATATCGTTGTTAAATCGAAACCAGATATAAATGCTAAAGTTCTATTAACAATAATAAATAGGAATGAATGGCCGAAAACAGGACTATATAGAATTAAATTCTCCGGTAGACATATTAACTGTCCCTTTTCCGTATTTCTCTTCTAATCCTTTCGCCAATTCGTCTTCTTTCTTTCTAAGTTTAGTCAAAAACTCTTCGGCTCTAGTGATTCTGTTTTTAAGATTAATTTCAGCTAATTTAATAGAACCGAACTCTTTTATAATTAGTTCGTTTTCCATTTTTATTTTATCAATAGCCTGTAATTCTTCTTCTGTTAGTTTAGTTACTTTCATATCTGAATATTATTTGCAATAATTAAGTCTGTATCTTCTATAATTTTTATACCTCTTCTTTCCATCCATTCGGTCCAAAAGATACTACCTTCATAATTATCTCCATACTTTTCTTTTAATTCATCGTTAAGTACTGATGCTTCAGCTTGGATGTTAATATCAAAGATAGGAAATAATTTATCAAATACCAACTTAGTTCCGGAAAATATTCTCTCGTCTAGTGTTCTATAATACACTTTACCGAAAATACAGTCTTCTATTACGGTGTCGTCAAGTAAAGGTCTACACTGCACGCTTGCTTTAATAAAATACCTACTTATGTCTCCTACAAAAGGAATAGATGGTGTATCGATATTAGGTTTAAATTTAATTATGTATGAACAGTCTGTATCAACTAAAGAGTATGCTTTACATGTAGAATAAAAATAAGATAACAGTTTTTCAATTGTAGTAGGTCTTTCACTAACTATTTCTATATTGTTGCAGTATTTTTTATACCTCTTGAGTTTTTCAACCCATCTTCTATTTTCATAGGTATCCCAAGTATGCACACAAACATCTGTGTCCATATCTAAAAACGGTATAATATTATCGGACAACCCGTCTAAAAAACCAGAAATGATTACTGCCTTACGCATACTTTGCTATATGATCACTACAAACTCCTTTTGTACCTTCTATTGGGTCTAAATTAGTAACCTCTGGCATTACTAGTATACCTCTATCAAATGGCTGTGTAGACCATATGTAACCTTTTGAAGTTAATACTCCTAGGTCTTTATCATGACCAAAGTAGTTTAGTTTAGTGCCGGTATTATCTATTTCATTCAGTTTAGTTAACGACGCCATATCTTTACAGTGAATCCATAACTTGTTATAGTAATTCTCTATAAGAGAAATAGGAAAATCGTATTGAGGTTCGTCGTGACCAAGGTAAAATTTACCCTCTGTAAACCAAACATCTATTTCACAATCGAAGCCAAGCTGGATTGCTTGAAGTATATAAGAAGGTTTGTTCTCCATATCCGGTCTAGGACCGTTTATATTACCTCTATGTGAAATTAAAATCATTAAAAATTTTCTAAATAGTTTTTTAAATCTTCAGGAGTACCTAACCCCCACATATTTTCGATGTTGTATGTTCTTATTTCTTTTCCATCTTCTATAGCTTGATTAAAAACAGGACAAACATAGAACTCATTGTTTACTCTGATATCTTTTTCAATCATATCTTCTGCATACTTTACAAAATCAGAACCTTTCTTCCAGTAGTAGAAACCAACCGTTGCCAAATCTGATATAGGATTCTTTTCTGCAACTTCAGTTACTAGTCCTTCATCGTTTAATTTAGCAAAAGACCATTTTGGATGTGTAGCTTTAAAGGTTACTATACCTCCATCAGCCTCTGTCTCATTCATCTTATACATAAATTCATTAGAATCCCATTCAACATATTGATCTGAGTTTGCAAAAAATAAAGGAGCATCATTATTAATATACTCCTTAGCTAATAATGCTGTACATGCAGCTCCTTCTGTTACTCCATCTACCTCTACTATTTTACATCCAGGAGTGATAAGCCCTAGTAAACTATCTAGGTTATATTTTTCTCTATGTTCTTTTTGAACAACATATATAAAATTAGCTTTTATATTCAGGTTATCTGTAACTACTTGAATCATCGGTCTTCCTTTAAC